TCCTCGATGGTTGCGTCGGGATGATGCCGCTCGTCGGCACCGTCCGGATCGGCCACGATGGCGGCGTCGATGGATGGGACTATCACAACCTGATGACGGGGCGCCCGGTCCTCGTCGAGGCGGTCGCCACCGACGCGTGATGCGCGGGACGCCCCGACGCGACAGGCGGTCGGTGCGTCACTTCCCCCGAGGGCGCACCGACCGGCGACCTCGAGGAGCGTCGGCAAACTCCGGGGTCACCGTCGCATCGTATACCTCGAGCGCGTCGCGCACATAGCGCCGCATCAATCGCCCCGCGAACCGCGCCGCGCATTCCTCGTGTGCGATCTCGAGCGGTCGGTCGAACCCGCGCACCTTGATCCAGTCGAACACGGCATGGAGCGATTCGTGAGCGACGGTCCCGAGGTCGGCACTGTCGGGGAGATGAATCGTCCCGAGGAGGCGGCGTCGACGCGGGCGCGCGTGGGCGCGATAGGACCCGGTGACGCGACTCCCGACGCGGCATGCGCGTTGAAACGCCTTCCGCGTCGGATAGACCACGAACCGCACCCGCCACGACCCCACCCGCGCGACGAAGACCCGGCGACGGGTCACGGTTGGTAGAGGTAGAGGATGCCGCCCGATCCCGGTGCCGCCCACGTCAACGTGAAGGCGGTCCCCGCCGTGGCGACGTCCGCCACGTCCACGAACACAATCAAGGCGGCGGTGGCGTCGCTCCCGGTGTGCCGGAAGATCGCCGCGCCCCCGATGGTCTGTCCCGCCGCCATCGAGGGGAACACGGAGTCGTCCGCGTCGAGATAGGCGCGGTTGTTCGTGTCGTCCTCGACGACGACTTTGTTCGCGAGCGTTTGCCGCGCGTACCCCGCGACGCTGATCTCGTTGGCGACCACGTCCGCCACGACGTTGTGAGCTTTGCTAAACGTGTAGCCACTGTTCAACAGCAGGACCCGCAAGTCCGCCGCGTCGAGGTCTGCGACCGCGTTCGCGATCTCGAACAGTCCCCGGTTGTACACCCCGTTTGCCATGATGCCGGTCCTTTCAACTCCGTTGCGTCACGACGCGACGCAACACGTCTTCCAACGAGAACTTGACCGTCGACGCCGTCACGTCGCAGAGGGGCGCGACGGACTTCAATCCGAGTTCCGAGCGACTCACCCGTTGAATTTTGAAACTGCCGACGAGATTGGTTGGTGGTCCAAGGGCAAACGTCACGGTGCGCCCGGGGCGCGTTTTTGGGTCGCGCGTGCGATAGGTGACCGTGACGAGCGGGGTCGCATACAACGCGAGTTCCGCGTCCGCGCGGTCCGTCGCCCCCTGGATCGAGAGGCGCCCGTCCGCGATCTTGTGTTCGTGGACCCCGTCCCCGCCCTCGAGCGCGGCGAGAGCGACTTGCGCGGCGGCGTCCGCGCGTTCGACGAGGACGTTCACCGGTTCCCCATCCTTGATCGGATACTGAATCGACCCGGTCCCGCTCGAGGGGATGCCCGTCAACATCGACGCCATGAGGACCTCCGTCCCGACGCGGAGCGCGGTCGCGATGGACCCGGTCCCGCTCGAGGGGATGCCGGTCAACGTGCACCCCGAGACCGCCCCATAGCGGATCAACTGGTTGCCGATGTGGACCCACCCGCCGCCCCCGTTGAACCCGCTCCCGGTCTCGAGCAACAACGAGGTTGCGCCCGCGAGGGCGCCCACCGTCCCGACCGTGGGCGCGACCTCCCCGAGTTCCTTGTCCGCGAGATCGTCGAGGAAGGTCGTCGTCGTGTTGTTCGGGATCTCCGCGACGAGGCGGGTCACGCCCGCCGCGTCGAGGCGATAGAGGCGTCGCGCGGTCGTCCCACTGCCACCGAGGGGAATCGTGAAGACGTTCACGCTCGACCCGCCCGCCGTGTTCACCGAGGGCGGACCGATCCCGAGTTCGCTGTCGAGTTTCGTATCGGCCACCGTCGCCCCGGGCGCGTTCCCGTCGACTTGCGCGGCGAGGAAGTACTGACCGCCGCCCCCGGCTTTCGAGCGATAGTGGCGCCGCGCGGTCGTCCCGGGGGGACCGCCCGGGATCGACTGCACGACGAGGGTAAACGACCCGCCCGCCGTCGACGTCGCGGGCGGACTCGCGCCGGTCGCGGCGGTCGCGGCGGGGGCGCTATCGACGACGGAGGTCGCCGTGTTGTCGGTGAGGTCCGCGATCCGATGTCCGTCGCGATAGAGGCGGCGTCCCGTCGTTCCGGCCGGACCGGTCCAGATCGCGACCGAGACTTGTCCGCCGATGTCGCTCGAGAGGGGAAGCGGGACCCCGAGGTCTTCGTCCGCCGTGATGTCGCGGATGACCGCCACGGCGTTCCCCGGGACCTCCATCAGCAGGAAATACCCGCCGCTCGTCCCGACCGCTTTGGTCCGATACACGCGTCGCGCGAGTGTGCCCGAGGGACCCGCCCGGACGACCACGTCGATAGGGCGCCCCGCCCGCGCGGGACTGACCGCCGCCCCGATCTTCAACGTCGAATCCGCCGCGCCATCGCGCACCGTCGCCGCGCCCGCGTCGTCGACTTCGGCCAACAGGTACGGCGTCGACTGGTTGGCGAGACTGCGAAACACGACCCGGCGAAACCCCGCCATGTGGGCGGGGAGCGTGACGAGGAGTGTGCGTTGCGTCGTCCCGACGACAATGCTCCGCGCGGAACTCCGGGCGGTCTCCAACCCGTTCGCGAGGCACCGATACGTGGTCCAGTACTGATACGTCGCACTCGCCGTGAGGTCCCCACTGTTCGTGCCGTCGCTCACGACCGAGGGCGCGGAGAGGCTCACGAGGTCATAGAACGGGAGCGCTTGCCCGCTGCAATTGACGGGGTCACTCCCCAATGTTTCCCCGGTCGCCGTGACGTTGGTCACGCACCATTGATAGTTCGGCGTCAACGAGGACCCGACCGCGCCGCTCGCGTAGGGCGGTCCGCCGAACACGCTCTGAAGACCGGGGGTCTGCGGTTTGTGCAGAGGGACCGTCACCGTCCGCGCGGCACTCGGGATCGTTTCCCCGTACGGCGTGACGAACGTCAACGTGTAATTGACCGTCCCACTGACGCTCCCGTACGCGTTGCCGTCGCTACTGGTCACGACCGTCGCGCTCGAGGGTTGCGCGGGACTCGCGAACGCGGGAACGGTGAAGGAGGCACTCGGACCCGCCTCCGTCTCCCCCCGGTTCGTGACGTTCGTCACGACGTACGCGAACGTCCCGACCAAGGGTCCGGTATTGGCGCCTGTGCTGCTGAAGGAGACCGGCGATTGCGGTTTGTCAAACGCGATCCCGGTGACGGCGTTCGAGAGCGGTCCCGGCGTCGTCTCGCCCGCCGCCGTGGCGAAGCTGACGCGATAGCGCGTGGTCCCGAGGACGCCGCCGCCGCCGCCCGCCAACGACGCGAACGGTGCCCCGACCGGGGCGTCCATGCTCCGGACCGTCGTCGCGCCTCCGCCACCGACGACGCCGCCATAGGCGATCCGTTGCGTCCCGACCTTCACGAGTCCGCCGGTCCCGCTGTACCACGCCGCATCATCGACCACCATCGTCTGTGCCCCCGGCACGATGGCGGCGGCGGTCACACTCCCGCCGCCCTCGACGACGACCTTCGTCCGGACTTGCGAGACGTCGACGTCGGAGACGATGTCGGTCGCGGTCGCCGGGTCCGCGCTCGAGATGGCGTCGGGCGCGAGGTCGGTCTCCGAGAGGAACAGGTGGACATCGCGCGTGGGGTCCACGTACCAATACCCGCCGATGCGTTGCGCGACGCGGGTCAACGCGCTCGAGAGGCTTTCGTCGGTGAACTGAATTTCGTCGACGACCGGCAACCCCGACACGACATGTGTCGTCGTGAACCCGCTACTAAACCTCGTGACGAGGTCCCGCGCGATGACGTCGCCCGCCGTCGCGACATATTGGGCGTTGACGAGACGCCGGTCGAGGAGGCGACCGTGGTCTTGCGCGTCGACGTCGAACGCGACGAGGGCGGGGCGGTCGCCCTCATAGACTTGCGTGACCGCGCGGATCGATCCGCCGAACACGAGGTCGTCCCCGAGCGTGATGTACACCGAATGTCCGACCTGCGGAGTGAACCCATCCACGCGAAACGACGCGCTATCCGCCTCGTGATTCAACGCCTCGGTCAACGTGAACCCCGGTTGTCGAATCCGCCGGTCGACGCCCGCCACGCTCACCGCCAACGCCGGGTGTTCCTGGAGGAACGTCGTCGGCACTCCGAGCGCGACCGCGACCGCCGACGTGAACACGGTCTGTCGCACCGTGGCCGGAGAGACGTCGACCGCAATCGGGATCGTGAAGGCGCCCTGATACAGGAGGGCGGCGGGGACCTCGAGCGCGAGGGCGACCGGGCGCGGTCCCTCGACCAACATCGCGGCGGGGACCTCGAGCGCGACGCGGAGCGTCTCCGGACCCGGGCGGAGGACGTGCGCGGGGACCTCGACGCCGATCCCGGTCGCGAGGGGATGGGCGATCCCCTCCTCGAGGAGTGCATGGGCGGGGACCGCACACGCGATCCCAATGGCGGTCGCAACGGGGTTGAGCGTGTGCGCCGGGACCGCGATCCCGAGAGGGACCGCATTCGCGGTGAGGATTTGGGTCAGGATGTGCGCCGGGACCCCGACCGCGACCGAGACCGCCGCCGCGTGTTGGTAGAGGACGACGTCGGGGACGGCCACCGCGACCGCGACTGACGACGCAACGCCGACAATCGTTGAACGATGAAACGCCGCGACCTTCGGGCGCGACGGGTAGATCAGCGGCGGATGCGCTACCTTCGCCGCGATGGGCGATCCGAGCATCGTCAGCGACGCCCCCGCCGCGCTCGAGTCGCGCTCCGGCGAGTCGTTGCCGAAGATCGGCCAATAGCGCGAGGCTTCAGCCCGCCGCACGCTCATCGGGGTGTAGCCGCGACTGAGCGCCCACACCTCGTCATCGCTCAGCGCAGCCGTGTAGACGACGACTTCTCCGATCTCGCAGTCCGCGAACCGCTCTGACGCGCCGATCAGCACGTCACCGACGTAGAGACCATCGACGGACGGAAACGACGGTGCGTTGCCGCCTGTCACCTTCGCTCCGTTGAGATAGAGCTTTGTCGCCGTGCTCGTGCCAGTGAAGACGACAGCCGCGTGATAGAGCACGTCTTGTGTCAGCCCGCCGCCGTACTGAAACAACAGCGTCCCGGCACCGAAGGCGCACAACTGCGGTGTCTGTGACCCACCGTCCCAGATTCCCAACCCGAACGCGTTGACGTTGGTCGTCTCGTGCGGGACGACGAGTCCCTGAGGATCGTTGTCGAACCCGCGCGGCCGAAACCAGCACGCCAGCGTGACCGGCCACGCACTGACCGGACCACTACCCGAATACCCGGCACTGCCGGTTGCTTGCGTAAAGTACCGCACGGCGTTTTTACGTCTCGCGCAGTTCGACGCCGACGAGTTCCGCGTCGCCCGTCATCGTGTCGTTGGCGTGACTCGCATCGCGCGAGGTTTGCATCCGGAACCATTCCCCGACGAGGAGTCCGTCGATCTGTGCATTGGTCAACGCGACCGCCGTGTACTGAATCGCGCCACTCGTCGCGGGCGCCGCGCCGGTCGCGGTCTGTGCGGTGGCGAAACTATCCGCGTCGATGTCGGTCCCCTCGTCCTCGATCCGTTCGATAGCGACGTTCCATTTCGCGTTCCCCGACGTGGCCGTACTTGCCGACCATGCAATCGTGGCGGTGATGCCGCCGCCGCTGTAGAAACGGGGGAGGCAACTCTTAAAGTTGGCGTACTCGACCGTTGCTTGATCGAAGTCGAGGACCGGATGCCCATTGCGATAATCCGGTGTCGCCGCGTTCGCGTTCGGGGGATGGTTGTCGGTAGGAACGAAGGAGACGAGCGTATCACCTGATGCCATCACGTCCTCCCTTAGCTCACTTCGCGGCGGCGGCGGAGCACGAACTCGAGGAGATAGTTTTTCTGTTTGGCGGTGAGGACCGTCCGCGCCGGGAGGGGGAGCGCGGTGTTATAGCTCGAGGCGTTCGCGTCCGCCCACGCATCGGCCGCGTTGATCGCCGCGCGGAGGTCCGCCTTCGTCATCGCCCCGAGGACGAGGCGGAGCGTCGAGAGTTCGCGCGCAATCGCGTCGGCAATGTCTTGCCGGTCGGGGTCAGTGAGTGCAGCCATCCGAGTGTCTCCTTTTAGGAACCGTCAAACCGGCGATTCGACGCGCGGAGAATTTCGTCCCCAACGAGGCGCGCGAGTTGTTGCGCGGCGGAGCGGTCGGTCCCAATGAAGTTCCCGACGTTGACCGTCGTCCCGAAACTCGGGGTCGTCTGTCCGCGCCCCGCCATCCCCGAGAGATAGGACCCGGCGACGAACATTCCCGCCTCTTTGTACGCGCCCGCCCAATCGAACTCCTTTGGGACCGCGATCTTGATCGCGGACTCCGCCGCGCGCCCGTACGCCTCGATCTGTCCGATCATGGCGCCCGCCATTTCGCCGTGAACCTTCGGCGCCTTGGTCGCCATCTCTTCGATCCGCGCCTCACTCGCCGCAACGATCTCCGCTTGGTCCTTTTCGTACCGTTGCCACCAATCCGTGGCGTCCTTCGCCGCATCCACGGCGGCGTGGGCACCCTCGACCGAGAGGCGCGTCGCGTCGTCGATGGTCGCGGTCGGGGCGGTCATCAGTCCGGCGACCGGGAGGTTGCGCGACTGCAAGAGTCCCTCGGGCGTTTTGTACCCGAACTGTCGCGCGTATCCCTGGAACTGTTGGTACAACCACGACCCTTTTTTCCCCGCCGCCTCCATCGCTTTCATGGCGTTTTCCATCTCCGTGACGATGCCCGCCCATTGCGATTTAATCGGCGTCAACCCTTGTGTCGCGAGGACCTCGAGCGCGGTTTGCAGGTCTTCCGCGCGGGCGACGACGTCGCGTCCGAGGAGCGAGTCCTCGAGCTTGATCGACGCGGCGACCATCGCGTCGCTTTCCGCCTTCATCCGCTTTTGCGCCGCTGTCCACGCCTCCGCCGCTTTCGTGTGCGCGTCCGCGAGGCGTTTCGCCTCCTCGGTGTTGATCTTCATGGCTTCGTTGAGCGTGGTAATCTCGCGCCCCGCCGTCGCGGAGGCGCGCGTGAGTTGATCCGAGACGACGCCCGCCGTTTGCGTCGCGGTGTCGCCCCACCCCATGAGCACACTCACCGAATGCGAGATCGTCTGGTCGAGACCGGTATACTCCGCAATCGCGCGTCCGATCTGCCATCCCGCGATCCCCGCGCCCACGACGAGACCGGCCGTTCCGATCAGGCCGATCTGTCCCGCTGTCATCCCCGCCGCCTGTCCGAGTTCGCGTACCGCTTGCAATTGCGGACCGATGTTGACCCCGAGGGCACCGAGGGTTTTGTCCGCTTGCGCGAGTCCGGTATGAAAGGACGTGAGGGCGTTGTTCGCCGTCCCGGTCGTCGTGGTGAATTGCCGGAACCCGCCCGTCGCGGAGTCGGCGGTCGTGGTCACGCGTTGCAACCCGCCGGAGACGTCCCCGACCGACTTGGTGAGCGTGGTAATCGAGGCGGGGACCTCCATCCCGAGAGCGCGCATTTTCGCCGCCGCCTCCTCCGCTTTGGCGGCGACCCGCGCGAGTTCGCTCTCGGTCAACTTCGAGGTCCCGCCGACGCGCTCGACCGCCTCCGCCATCAACGTAGCGTCCTGAATGACCTTCGTCCCGGAGAACGAATCGACCATTCGATTGAGCGACGTCTCGACCTTGTGAGCGTTCTCCTCGAAGTCGCGGATCTTATGGACCGACTGGTCGACGGCGGTATAGAACGACTCGAAGTCTGCAAGGAAGCGGGCGGTGGTGTCAGACATCAGTCACTCTCCGGGCGATCTTGCTCCTCCAATAATTCGACCAATAGCGCGTAGTCGTCGGGGTCTAAGTCGCGGACCCACTCAACGCGCCAGTGACAGCGGAGGGCGAGGGCGAGGTCACTTCGTCGCCGCGCCCGCCATCCCGGCGTTTTTTTTCCTGTGCTCGCGCGGTCGCGGTCGCCTGTTCGTGGTCCTCGACGGCGGCGAGGATCTCCCCGAAACTGTCCGGGTCAATGTTGTTCAGACACGCCGTCACCTCGTCCTCCGGGCGCCCGCGAATGACGGCGGGTTTGCCCTCGAGGTCGGTCAAGCTCCAGTCGACGAGATACGCGAGGATCTTCGCGAGCCCGGTCTGTCGCGGGTTGGGGCGGAGCCTCCCGTCGTCGCCGTGGACGTACATGCGCGCGTACATCTCGCGCGTCTCCCCCGCGTTGAGGCGGGTCTTCACGACGAGATAGTCGCCCTCGGTGAGGTCGAGACGCGTCGTCTCCGGTCGCACGAACCGTGACATCGTTAGCAGTCTCCTAGGGCAAGGGGGGATCGAGGTCCGCGACGAGGCGCCCGTTCTCGAGCGAGAGGGCGCGGATCGCCCACCGCCACTCCCCCTTGTTGTGGGGCGCCACAAAGATGAGCGGACGTTGGCGGAGCTTGAAGGCATCCGAGGAGACGACGGTCGCCCGCAACGCCCACTCGGTCCCGTTCCGCGTCACGGTGTACCCGTTGATCGCCGCCGCGACGAAATAGGACCACTCGATCCGGCCAACCACGCCGGTAATCGCCCCGCCGCCCATCGCGCGTCACGCGCTTAGGGTTCGAGGGTCCACGGACCCGCGCCCACGAAGTTCCCGCTCACCGTCACCGCCCCGTTCGACGCCACGTTCACCGCCGCATCGAGGTACGCGAGACCCTCGAAAAACACGGTCGGGTCGAGCGTCGAGGGAATGAGGTTGAGCATCGCGGCGACGGTCCCCATTGCGACGTTGAACAACGTGGGCGCGGATGCGGCGTTCCAGACCCCGCCGAAGGTGCCCTTGACGTCGGGGAGTCCAAGCACGTACTGCTTGTTGGTATCCCCGAACGCGGTCACGTCGACGGACTCTCGCGCCATGTTGATGGTCCACGCGTTGAGGTCCGCGACCACGACGAGACCCGCGCCACCCGCGCCGGTCGGGTCCATCTTGATCGATCCGTACTGTCCGTGTCGTCGTCCTGGCATGATGACTCACCTCCACAATCGCCCGTTGAGAACTCCCCTAGAGACCCATCACAATTCGGTACTGACCGCCCCGGTGGTACCACCGCACCTGCGGATCGAGGTCGTCGGGTTCCGCCGTGCTAATGCGTTCCTCGCGGTACATCGCGAGCAATTCGTATCCGGCCACCGTCAACGTCCCGCCCTCGAGGAGCGCGTCGATCCGCGCGGCGGCGTCACGCATGTTCGGTTGCGGTTGATTCGGCGCGGACAACCCGACCGCCTTGACCAGATAGAGCGCGGACTCACTCGCGCGTCCGCTGAACGTGCGGTCGTCGTGATGCTCGACAAGGGACACGACGACGAACCGCGTCAACTTCTCGGTCGGGAAGTCGCGATGCACGCCGTTCGGCATCAACGCGAGTAACGTCGCGTCGGACCCGAGTTTCGCGAGGAGTGCCGCGTCGATGTCGGAGGACTCAGGCATCGGGCACCTCTGCCACCTCGAACCCGCGCGAGCGGACCAGTTGACGCAAGCGCGCATGCATCCGACGTCGGTGTTTGATGACGCGCGGGACGAACACGCGACCGGGTGGCATTGCCCCGACGACCTTCGTCCGGCCACGCCGGGTCAGGTAATGCCGCGCGGCGGTCCCTTGCTCGAAGATCCACGCGTGCGGCGCGGTGTTGCGGAGGATGTACCCGACCCCGAACCGCGACACCTGTTCCTCGACCTTCAATCCGCGTTTCAGGTTGCCGGGGTCGATCAACTTCCGTCGCCCGGAGCGTTTGATGGTGCGATGGCGTCCGAACGACCCGACCGGGTACGCCGCGCGGATCTCCTCCTCCGCCGCGACGACCGCCTCGCGCACGATCTCCGCCGCCGCGCCGCGAAGCTCCTCGGGCATACGCCGGAGTGCCCGCTTCAACTCCTCGAGTCCGTCCCACACGATGCGGTTGTTACTCATCGACGGGACCCTTGATGACGAGGCGATACTGCGCCTCGGGCGTGGGGCGCGTCGCGAGGAGGGATTGCACCGGGGCGGGTTCGACCTGAACCGCGACGTCGCGCACGGTGGCGGAGGTGCGGAGGAGTTCCTCGACGACGTGAAGGACGTCCTCGAGCGGGACGCGCCCGAGGTCCGGGAACGCGCGCCGCAACACGCCATAGACCACCCGCCCGATCCGGAGGTAGAGGAGGAGCTTGGTCACGCAAGCATCTCCTGGCAGAGGGCGACGGTCGCGATGTTCCGCTCCTCGGGATTGACCACCCCGCGCACGAAAAACGTCCGGCCGTTGAACCCGAGGCGCGCACTCGTCGTGATGCCGGGGTGATACACGCCCTCGAGGATGTGACTCGCCGTCACGAGGACGGTCCCCGCCGCGACCCGCTCGAGGTCGCGGACCGTCGCGGGACGGATGCGACACCACCACGTCGCGGGCGTCGCGGGTCCCATCGCTTGATCCCAATTGCCCTCCGCGTTCGACGTGGGCGCCCCGGTTGGGACCTCGACGGTGACGCGGTGTTGCCGCTCACCGATAGGTCCCGCCATCTCGAGGAGCGAGGTCGCCATCACGCCACCTCTTGCGGTTTGTGGCGGTGGATCAACGCGTCGACGCCCATCGCGACCGTCCGCGCGTTAAACGGTTCGCGCTCGTCGCCCCGATGGACCGCGAGTTCCGCGACTTGCATCAACAACGCGTGGACGAGGTCGACCGGGACCGCGAGCGGGTCACTGAACCCCGCCGTGTACCGGATGCGAATCGGCGCCAACGCGCGAGCGGTGTCGAGGGAGGTCACCGTCCCGAACACGAGTCGCGCCGGACGCGCGACGAGGTTGGACCAGTAGTTGTCGAGGGGGACGACGGTCTCGGTCTCGTCGTCGTTGATGACCGCGATCTCGTCGACGCTGATGACCGGCCATAGCGGGAACGGAATCCATCCGGGGACCGCGCCCCACTCGTCGAGGAACAGGTCCCACGTCTGTTCCGCAAGCGCGATCCGCGTTTCGCGCTCGATGATGGCGCGAGCGGTCGCGATCCATCCCGGGATACTTGGTTCGTCGGGATGCCCCGCAAACCATCGGAGATGACGGAGCACGTCCGCCACCGACACCGGTTCGTCGCCAATCGCCGGGAACGGGGCGACCTGGACCGCCGACAGGCCGATAGGGAACCGGCGATTGTTGTACGTCCACGATAGCGAACTCATGTGACCCTCCGCGCGGCGCGACGTTGACGGCGTCGTTCACGAGGCGAGAGCGCGTCCTCCGGGGGCGTCGGCGGTTTGAGATCCGCCGCCGCCACCACGACCGTGGTCGTTAAGGAGGCGGCGGCGAGGGCGTCGCGGACCACGCGGTCGCGGGCGGGGAATTGCGTGACCCGAATCGGTCCGCGATACCCGCGCGGCACACAGGAGGTGTGCGCGGCATCGCAGATCGGGCACCGTCCCGGCGATAGACGTAGTCCCTTCGGCACGATGCGGGTTACCCTCCCGACCGTGCGCGTCGTGAAGCGGCGCGGTCCGCCGCCGTGGCGTTGCGGGCGGCGGTCTCCCCTCGTGCCGCCGCTTCGTTCTCGCGACTCTTCGTTTGCAACGCGTGCGCGTCCTCGGAGTCGCCGTGGGTCGCGTCCGCCTGTCCGTACGTGGCGAAGTACCCGCCGCCGCTCTCGACGAGACTCCGCGCCTCGTCGGCGGTCATCCGCACGGCGGTCCCCGCCTTGACGGTTCGCTTTTTGTCGCCTTCCCCGATCTCGCGGTCGGCGGTGACGCGGACGCGGACCGTGGGGTCGGACGCCGCGCCGGTCGGGGTGTTCGGTTGTCGGTCTGCCATCGGTGCAACTCCTGTTGAAAGGGCGGATACGGACTCGCGGTTACGCGAGCGTGGTTACTTCCCCGAACGCGCCGGGTCGATACACCGCGAGGGCGCCGCGTTCCTCCGCGCGGATCGCGACAAGGTTTTTGATGAAAAAATCGACGTGCGAGTTCGACGCCTCGACGCGGAGTCCGCCCTTCCGGAAAAACTGCGCGGCGGTCGCGAACGCCCCGACGAGACCGACGCCCGCCGTCATGGCGGGTGTGAGCACGACGCGCACGCCCCACAACGTCCGCGTGACGCGTCCGCTGAACGGTCCGCCCGCCATGTACCCGCCCGCGTCGTCCTTCATCAACTCGATAGACGACCAGTTCGCCGGGTTGAGGACGATTCCGTCCGGGTTGACGAGTGCCCCGGTCTGAATCGCGACGATCTGTCGGTAGATCGCGTCCGCGTTGTTCTCGCCGCCCGCCCCGTCGCGCACGACATCGGTCGCGAGTCCGGTCCGGTTGCGAATACCAAGGATGTCGGGCGCGACGCCGGACCCTTGCAGGAGTTGATCGTCCTCCGCCTGTTGGACTCCGAGGCGGAGACGCGCGTCGATATAGCTCCGGATCTGGTTGACGTCCTCGAGCATTTCCTCGGTGACCGGCAACCAATGCGCGATCTTGCGAACGGGGTCACTCGCCGCATCGAACACGAGCGCGGACTCCGGCTTCGCCGCGCCTTCCGCGACGGTGTCGGCGGCGTTGGTGAAGGTCTTTTCCACCATGTACGAGATCAGGTTGGAGTCCGTCGTCCCCGACGCGATGAGGTCCGCGACCGTCAACTCGGGGAACATCAGGGGTTGAATGCCCGGCCGGACGTCGGGCGGGATGAGGTCACCCCCGGACGCCGGGTCCGTGGTCAACGTCGCGGCGAACATCCGTTGCATGGCGGGCGTCCCGACCATCTCGAGACTCGGAGATCGCCACGACGCGGCGGTCCGATGTCCGTTGCGACGGAAAAATTCCATCGCGGCGGATAACGACCACTGTTCGCCCCACGACGCGAGACGGACCCGGTTCCCGTTGCCGGTGCCGTTCGTGGGATTGACCGGACCCGAGGGAAGACCCGCCGTCATCCGATTAATCTCCTCGGTGATGGCGTGGTCCGTTTTCAAGTCGTTGAGGTCCGCGCGGATCTGTCGCGCCTCGCCCATCAACTTCTCGACCGCCGCCCGTTCGTCGGGCGTCAAGGCGCGGTTGTCTTTCTCCGCCGCCTCCATCTGTGACGTCGAGAGGGCGGAGACCTCCTCGAGCTTCGTCTTCAATGCCGCCTCGAGGGACAGGACCGTTCGTTTTGCCATCGTCGTACCTATTCGTTGTGCGCGTGGTTAGAACTCCAACAACCGACGCTCGAGATCGAGACGTTGGCGCCAGAGGGTATCCGCGTGGTGTTCGTGCCCGGTGACCGGTGAGGGTTCGTGCGGGGTGACACTCGACGGATGAGAGGGTTCGGACGACGCCCGCAACCCGGACGACGTCGCGCGAGGGACCGAGGCGTCGAGACGCTCGAGGTGCGCGTCGAGGGTCGCGATGCCGTCGACCATCCCCGCCGCGAGGGCGTCCTTCGCGTGGAGGACGCGCCCTTCGCCGTAGCGCGTGCGGACGGTCGTCTCCGAGACGCCGCGCCCGAGCGCGACGGCGGAGACGAAGCGGTCGTCCGCCGCATCGACGCGCGCCTTCATGGCGGCATGCGCCTCCTCGGTCAACGGTCCAAACGGGTTCCCCTCGGTCTTGTACCGACTCGAGGAGACGAGAGTGACCTTGACGCCCGCTTTCTGAAGGGCGTCGCTCATGTCCTCGTGCGCGGCATAGACGCCGATACTCCCGACGTCGCCGCCCGGCGTGACGTACGCCTTGTCACATTGCGCGAGCAACCAGTACCCGGCACTCGCCGCGAGACTCGACGCGACGCCGTGGACCGGCTTCACGCGACGCCCTTCGCGGATCTCGGTGGCGAGTTCCTCGATCCCATACGTCGACCCGCCTGGAGAGTCGACCGCGAGGAGGATCGCCTTGACCTTCGGATCGTCGCGGAAGGCGCGGAACTCCGACGTCAACTGTTCCGTCGACGTGCCCCCGCTCATCGCATGGAGCAAGTTCATCCTCTGCGAGAGGACGCCGAAGACAGGTAGGACGCCGACGCCGCCGCTTGTGACCTGCAACGGAGGGCGTTCGCGGGGTTCGCCCATCCGCGCGTGCAGGTCCGCCTCGGTCACCGTCACGCCCGCCGCGCGCAAGTAGAGGAGCGATTGGACCGCCGCGAGCTTCGCCGGGTGGAGTGCCCACAGTTGTTCGCAGAACTCCGCCACGACGCGGGCGATTTGGTGTTCGGTCATTGGAGTTGCTCCAGCCACGGACCGAGGCAGTCCGCGTATAGCCGTCTGTACCGTTCGCGGATCTCGGCAACCGTCGCGTCGCTCAAGATCCCGACCATCGCGGGCGGGACGTGGAACTCGACCGCCTCGCCCTCGTGCCGGTGACGCTCGAGACGCGCCTCACGAAACGCCTCCCGAAACGCCTCGCGCTGTTCGTCGGTCCACGCCGGACGCGGGTTGTCGCTCATCGGAGTTGCTCCACTGACGGGACGGGACGGTCGGACCCGAACGCGGGACGGAGCGCGCGAAGGAGGAGGTACGTTTGGTAGTTGATCGCGAGGGCGGCATGCATCGCGCGGCGGACGCCCACGACCGGGGCGAGGGCGGTCGCGAGTTCCGCGTTCCACCGTGGCGCGGTGAACCGCGCCGCGCGGTCCTCGGGTGGGTCTTTCTGGATGCGGTGGCGTTGGCGGACCCAAAACGCGCGGATCGTCGTGTGCCATGCGACCGCGTCGACCGGGGCGCGATCCTCGCCGCCGGTCGCCGCATCCTCGGGACGGGCGTCCGGGTCGTTGTCGGTCGTCTCCGGGTTCCCGCCCGGGTTGTTCATGTTGAGCGGAAGGGCGACGGTGTCGTCGTTGGGGTCGTCGGTCGCCGGGAGGTTCATCCGCGCCCGCCCCTCGTTCACCGACATCAACGGACGTCCGACGAGGGTCCGAAGCGACGTCGCCTCCTCATCAAACGTGCCCTTCAATTTTTCGCGGATGTTGAACTCGACATAGATGTTCCGGCGATCCTCGAAGTCGGGCAATAGTTGGCGTTCCAACTCTTCCTCGATCATCACGAGCCACGGTCCGAGACAGTCGGCGTACAACTGTTTGTGTTGCTCGCGAATGTTGCTAAACGTCGCGTGCTCGAGGATGCCGATCATCGGGAGCGGGATGTGATACGCGGACCCGCACTCTTCAGCGGTGAGCTTGCGCGCCGCGCTGTATTCCGCGTCGCGGAAGTTCGACCCGGTCTGGACCCACGTCATCCCGTCCTCGAGGATGGCGGTCTTGCCGGAGTTCTCCGGGAGCGTGTGTTGCAGTTCCCAACTCGCGCGGAAGTCGCGGCGTTGGTCCGGCGTCCACGATGGCGCGGTCGCCGGGCGGGAGAGGACGCCATCGAGGCGCGCGGCGTTGTTCCAGAAGTGTTCGCGGTACTCGCCCGCCGCGATCTCCTCCGCGAGCGTGCGTCGCAACGTCTCGAGCGGGGACACTCCGTTCTCGTATCCGCTGAAGCGGACGATCTGGTCGGGCGCGAACCGCTGTTCGCGCGCCCCGTCCGGGCGCCACACGTACCCGGTCGTCGAGAGGACCCCGGAGACGCTCACCTGTTCCGGCGGGAGGCGGACGAGACCGATGCGGTCGCCGTCGTCGACGCGGACCTTCAACCAGTACGCGTTGAAGTAGATCCCCATGTCTTGCATCAACGCTTCTATCAGGCGGTAGCGCGTCGTCGACGGATTCGGGTTCGCGAGTGACCGCGCGAGACCGTGGTCGTACAGGCGGACGCGGTCGGTGTCGGAGACGCGGCGAAAGACGTGGGTCCCGAGTTGCGCGGCGTTGCGGGCGAGGAAGTCGACACACTTCCGCACGTTCGGTTGCGTTTTCCATAACGTGAGGTACGTCGACGCGTTTCCATAGAGCGCGACCGACGACGGTTGCGACCACGTCATCGGTTGCGGCGTCAACGCCTGGACCGCCCCGAGGCTACGAAAGATCGCCATCAGGCAACCCCTGAACAAAGGCGACGTTGGCGCGTTCGATGACGACCTCGCCATCGATCCGCATGTGTGGGGTGTTGAGGCGGAGGAGGAACGCCTCGCGGAGGACGAGATAGGGACCGCGCGCCCGCCACAACACGCCCCGGATCGCTTCGTCGCGCGGGACGCGTTGGTTCACGATGACGGTCCGCAAGAGCGCGGGATGCCCCCACCATCGCAACCAGCGCAACCACATCACACCATCTCCACGCCATGATCCGCGTACGCGGAGACCGGGTGGTCCTCGGGCGGGGCGCCCGCCATCTTGCGCGCGATGATGGCGGCGACCATCAGGTCGATCCGTCCCCGCGACTTCCGCTTGGTCGGGAAAATGTTGTCTTTGTCGTCCCGCGTCACCACGACGTTGCCCGCTTGCCACGCCATCAACGGATTGCCGCCCGCGTCGACGAGACCCTCGAGAACGTCCGCCTCGAACTCTTTGGCGGGCGGCGACATCTGTCCGGGGTTTTGCGGGACCTCGGTCACGAGGAAGTCGTCCGCCTCGAGGTCGTTAATCAGGTTCCCCGCGTTCCACGGATCGATCCCGATCTCCTGAATATCGAACCGGTCCCCGAGGTCGTTCAGGAGGCGGCGGACGACCGGGTGTTCGATGCGTTTGCCGGGGTTGGTGCGGAGGATGCCGAGCGCGAACCACTGGTCATAGGGCGCGCGGTCGCGGATCGCGCGTTCGCGGAGGGTCTCCTCCGGCGTCAATCCGATCCCGAGATAGCGCCACCGACGACGCGTCGCGTCGGGCGGGAACGCGAGGACGATCCCGGTGAGGTCGGTCTTGGACGAGAGGTCGACGCCCGCCCAACACGGCGCATTGCGAAGCTCCTCGGGGTCCCACGTCGTTTGCCCCGCGCGCCATCCGTCCATCGACAACCACGGCGTCGCCCGGTTGACCCACCAATTCAAGTGTTTCTGTTGAAACGCGGCGGCGGCGGCGGGCATGTTCCGCGCCTTCAATGCTTTTGCGCGGAGGTCGTCGGGGTTGACGGAGATCCCGTAGTTGGGGTTCGCCTTCCTCCACGTTCGCTCGTCGAGCCAGTCATCGCCTATGTCGGCGTGTGCGATGAACGCAAAAAACGCGTCGTCGCGGACGTCGCCCTCGAGGACCTTGATCGCGTATTCGTGTTGATCGCCGCATGGACTCACCGGGTCGTCGCCCGCCGTCGTGATCTCGAACATCAACGGTTGCCGCCGCGCCCCGGTCGCGGTCTCGAGGACGTCGACCATCCCGCGCGCCTTCAACGCGTGGAACTCGTCGAGGATGACGAGGTTCGGGTTCAGTCCATCGGTCGAGTCATAGTCCGCCCCGAGCGGTTCGAGCTTTGCCGCCGTGTCCGCGCGGGAGAGATTGCGTTGAAGCGGGCGGATGTGTTTCCGCATCGTCGACCCGAGGACGAGTCGCCGCGCGTCGTTGAACACAATTTTTGCTTGGTCGCGCTTGGTCGCCGCGCAGTACCCCTCCGCGCCCGGTTCGTTGTCATAGAACGTGACGTACAACGCGACAATCGCCGCCTCGAGGGACTTGCCTTGTTTGCGCGGGAGTTCGTTGTACGCGGTCCGGAACCGGCGATAGACGATCTCCTTGTGAACCCATCCGAAGATCGACCCAA